AGCCGGACCGACATCAAATACGGAGACGATTCGTGGCGCCTCGACCACATCATCGCGCGCATCGTGCTGAAGACGCCGGGTGGCCGCGCGCCCACGATCAGCGTCACGCTCAAGCCGCCCGGGACGGCCAGCTTCCCCCGGGTCCGGCACAAGAAGCTGGTCATGGCCCTGCTGAAGCTGAACGCGCTGACGAATGACCGGCGGCATCTCGCACCAGCTCTGGCGGCTGAGTGAAGCCGGTGAGCCGGTCGTCATGCTCGGCCGGCAGCATGACGTAGGAGAAGAGGCTGCCTTCGAGCGTCTCCTCCAGCTCGGCATCCTCCTGCATCGCGCACGCGAGGCATCCTGGGATGTCTGCGCCGACTGCGATTGCGGCGCGGATGAGCGCGAAGTCCTGTGGGATGCCGATGTCGCCACCGCCAAATGCGCAGCTGATCGCCGGCGGGATGAGCGTCTGGACGCGGATGATGTGCGGAGCTTCAGCGTCGACGTCCATGCCTTCATGGACGGCGTAGCCACGTCCATGGGCCTGGGCCGCGCGGAGCTGGTGGCGCCAGGGCTGTGGAGCCTTGGCATGCTGGCGGACGGACGCATCATCGTGGCCGCCCCCACCCGAGCCGGCATTCGGCAGCCGGGGCTGGTCGGCGCAATTCGCCTCACGCACAAGGAAGGAACGATCGTCCTGGTCGGGCCGGAACTGCCTGCGCTGACGCGCGGCAATCTGGCCGAACAGGACATCCACCATGTTCAGCCGGCCCACGCCCTGCTGCCGTCGGCGGGCGACCTCTTCCTGGCTTTGGACACCCGCCGCCTGCCAGACGGGCGCGCTGGCCGGTACGAGTTGGTGCTGACGGCCGCCACGCAGACTGTTCGGCTTGATGACCGAGAAGCCTCCATCCGCGCGAAGCCGTTTCAGCTTCTGAGGGCACTCGCGGATGCTCATCGGGATGGTCGGCCGGTTGTGCATCCATCGGTGCTGCATGCGTTGCTTTTCTCGGCGAACACCTCACCCGACGCGGTTCGCAAGCTGGCGAACGAGCTTCGCAGCCAACTCAGGGAGCACTTCGGCGACACTCCCCGCGTGGCCGGCCTCATCACGACGAACAACACGCTGGGCTACTCCATCGCTTGCCCGCCACTGTCCGTCCTCGTGAAGTAGGAGCGCCGATCCGACATCTTGCAGACGCCTGTCCGACGCCTGTCGGAAAGCATCCGCGGCACCTTCCGCTGGCCATCACCGCCAGCTGGAGCCGCCGATGCCCTCGCTCACCTTCGCCCAATTCGAACCCCTGCACCGCATGGCCGAGCGCATGTCGCGCGGCCTGTGCCGCCGCCTCGGGCTGCCCGCGCATGACGCAGAGGATTTCGCCCAGGACCTCCTGACCGATCTCCTCGCCCGGCTGCCCGGCTTCAACCCGGACCAGGGCGGTCTCGGCGCCTTCGCACTCACCTGCTTCCGGCATCATGCCGCCCTGCTGGCGCACCGCACGCAGCGGCACCGGGCCCTCCACCACTCCATTTCCCTCGATGATCCGCTGCCGGACGGCGGCGCGACGGTCGGCGCCGTGCTGTCGGATGCGGACGGCTACGGCGCGTGGATGGGCCAGCAGACCGATGCCTTCGCGGACGTGAATCGCCGGCTGGACCTCGAGCGGATCGCCGACGTGCTGACGGAGGAGGATGCGCCCCTCTGCGCCGCTCTCGCGCGCGGCGACGTCGATCCCGCCCGTCACGCCGGCCTGTCCCGCACCACGGCGTTCCGGCGCGTGCGCGAGATGCGGTTGCGGCTGTGCGCCGCCGGCATCGCTCCGGCGGCCTGAAACAGAATGACCGCAGCCTCGGTAATCATGGTCATGGACACCAGCATCACCGACATCCGCGCAGGGGTGACGCCTCTCACCGAGGCGTCCCTCTGCACCTGGCTCGGCGCCGCGGCCCCCGGCGACAGCATCACCTACCACCGTGGCGCGCTCGCCCGGCAGGTCTGCCCACAGTTGCAGTGCCTGCCCGAGCAGGAGCGCACCGCGCTGCAGCGCCTGGCGGCCCGTGCGTGGAAGCTCGCCGAACTCGGCCTCGCCGATATCGTGCAGCGCCGCCACGGCTACGAGGACTACGCCTACATCCTCGTCGCCCGCCGCCGCCCGCGCCGTACCGCTTCGGCCATCCTGCCGATGCTGCTCGCGGAGGCCGCGTGATGGACGCGCTCCATACGAATCGCCCCACCCTCGACACGCTGCGCCACATGCCGGTGAGCGACGTCATCGCGCTCCCCTCCGAGCATCTGGCGCTGCTGCAGACCGATGCGCGCGAGGCGCTGGACGCCGCCAAGCGCATGCAGGACTGGATCGAGGCCGCGATCGCGCTCCGCTACGAGCAGCGCGCCATCGGCGCCCGTGCCGCTGCCGGCAAGGACACCGGCACGGTCCGCTTCCAGGACGGCACCGTGGAGATCGCGGTCGATCTGCCGAAGAAGGTGGATTGGGATCAGGCGCGGCTCGCCGCGCTGTCGGAGCAAATCCGCGCCGGCGGTGAGGATCCCGGCCAGTACGTCGAGGTCAGCTTCAAGGTCTCTGAGCGGGCCTATACCGCCTGGCCCGATCGCATCCGCCAGGCCTTCGAGCCGGCCCGCACGGTCCGCAACGGCCGCGCCACCTACCGCCTCGCCATCATGTCCGAGACGGCGCTGCGCGACAGCCCGCATGGCGCCGGGGTCATCCCGCTGCGGGGAGGCCGCTGATGACGCTGCGCATCATCACCGCCGACGAGCGGCAGGCCGAGGCGCGCGGCATCAAGGCCGTGATCTTCGGCAAGAGCGGCATCGGCAAGACCTACCTCCTGCTGACGCTCGATGAGGGCAGCACGCTCTTCATCGACCTCGAGGCGGGCGATCTCGCCGTGCAGCACTGGCGTGGCGCGTCGATCCGCCCGCGCACTTGGGAGGAATGCCGCGACCTCGCGCTGTTCCTGGCGGGCCCCAACCCCGCGCTGCGTGACGACCAGCCCTATTCCGCCGCGCAGTATGCGCGCGTCCTGCAGGCCTATGGCGATCCGGCGCGCATGGACGGCTTCGCCACGATCTTCGTCGACAGCATCACGGTCGCGGGTCGTCTCTGCTTCCAGTGGTGCCGCGGTCAGCCCGAGGCGCATTCGGAGAAGACCGGCAAGCCCGACATTCGCGGCGCCTACGGCCTGCATGGCCGCGAGATGATCGCCTGGCTCACGCATCTCCAGCATGCCCGCGGGCGCAACGTGATCTTCGTCGGAATCCTCGACGAGAAGCTCGACGACTTCAATCGCCGCGTCTTCGTGCCGCAGATCGACGGCAGCAAGACCGGCCTCGAGCTGCCCGGCATCGTCGATCAGGTCATGACGCTGGCCGAGATCAAGCCGGACGTCGCGCTCGGCCAGCCTGCGGTCGCGTCCTTCCGCGGCCTGATCTGCCAGACGCTGAACCCGTGGGGCTATCCCGCGAAGGATCGCAGCGGCCGGCTCGACATGCTGGAGCCGCCGCATCTCGGGCAGCTCTTCCAGAAAATCCGCAGCCCATCACCGCCGATCGACGCGCCGTCGATCGCGCTGTCCGCCCCCACCCCCAACACCTGATCGGAGCAGAAGCACCATGGCTGCCTGGAACGACTACAACGACGCCCAGTCCAACCCGAACCTGATCCCCAAGGGGACGCTGGCCAAGGTCCGCCTCACCATCCGCCCCGGTGGCTTTGATGATCCGAGCCAGGGCTGGACCGGCGGCTACGCCACGCGCGGCAGCACCGGCGCCGTCTACCTCAATGGCGAGTTCACCGTGCTGGAGGGGCCCCACGCCAAGCGGAAGATCTTCACGCTGATCGGGCTCTACAGCCCGAAGGGGCCGGAATGGGCGGGGATGGGCCGCAGCTTCCTGCGCGGGATGCTGAACTCCGCCCGCGGCATCTCCGACAAGGATGTCTCGCCCCAGGCGCAGGCGGCGCGCCGCATCGGCGGCTTCGCGGATCTCGATGGCCTCGAGTTCGTGGCCAAGATCGAGCACGGCACCGACGCCGGCGGTGAGACCAAGAACGAAATCCGCATGGCGGTGACGCCGGACCACCGGGACTATACCCAGGTGATGGGGCGGCAGGTGGCGCCGGCAGGTTATGCGCCACCGGCAGCTTATGCGCCGCCCGCCGCACCGGCCATCCATCAGGGCGCCTTCCCTGCCGCGGCGCCGCAGCCCACCGCTGGGGCCGATCCTCGCCCGGCCTGGGCGCGCTGAGGGAGGGCCGCACCAGCATGATGCTCCGCCCCCGCCAGAAGCTCTTCGTCGAGCGCAGCCTCCGTGCACTCGGCGAGCACGGCAACACCCTCGGCGTTGCCCCGACCGGCGCCGGCAAGACGATCATGCTGTCGGCCACGGTGGGCGAGCATATCGGCGGCAGCGCCGCCAAGGCTGCCGTCCTCGCCCATCGGGATGAGCTCACGGCGCAGAACCTGGCGAAGTTCCGTCGCGTGAATCCTGGCGTGACCACCTCCGTGGTGGATGCCGGCCAGAAATCCTGGGGCGGCCAGGTCACCTTCGCCATGGTGCCGACGCTGACGCGCCCGGCGAACCTGGAGGCGATGCCGGCCCTGGACCTGCTGGTGATCGACGAGGCGCACCACGCTGTCGCCGACAGCTACCGCCGCATCATCGATCGCGCCCTCGACCGCAACCCCGACTGCCGGATCTACGGCGTCACCGCCACGCCGAACCGCGGCGACAAGGTCGGGCTGCGCCAGGTGTTCTCGAACGTCGCCGACCAGATACGGCTCGGCGAGCTGATCGCCTCCGGCCACCTGGTGCCGCCGCGCACCTTCATCATCGATGTCGGCGTGCAGGATGAGCTCCGGGCCGTGAGGCGCAGCGGCGACGACTTCGATATGGGCGAAGTTGCCCGCGTGATGGACACGGTGCCGGTCACCGACGCCGTGGTGAAGCATTGGCAGGAGAAGGCCGGCGGCCGCCAAACCGTGGCGTTCTGCTCGACGGTCGCACACGCCGAGCACGTCGCCGCCGCCTTCAACTCTGCCGGCGTCCCCACCGTCATGGTCACCGGCGACATGCCGGATGGGGAGCGGCGGTCGGTCCTGGCCGCCTACGCCCGGGCCGAGGCGCGCATCGTCGTGAATGTCGCGGTGCTGACCGAGGGGTGGGACCATCCCCCCACCTCCTGCGTCGTGCTGCTGCGACCCAGCTCCTTCAAATGCACCATGATCCAGATGGTCGGCCGCGGGCTGCGCACCGTGGATCCCGCGGAGCATCCCGGCATCGTCAAGCGCGACTGCATCGTGCTCGACTTCGGCACCTCCTCGCAGATCCATGGCTGCCTGGAACAGGACGTCGATCTCGACAGCCAGCCCGGCGAGGGTGAGCCGCCCACCAAGACCTGCCCCTCCTGCGAGGCGGAGGTGCCGATCGCGGTGATGGAGTGCCCGATCTGCGGCCACGCCTTCGAGCCCCGCGGGCGCGACACGGCGCCGCTCACTGACTTCATCATGACGGAGATCGATCTCCTCCGGCGCTCGGCCTTCCAGTGGTGCGACCTGTTCGGCGACGATGCCGCCCTGTTGGCCAACGGGTTCAACGGCTGGGCGGGCATCTTCTTTCTGAACGGGGCCTGGCACGCGGTCGGCGGCGCGAAGGAGGAGCGGCCGCGCCTGTTGTCCATCGGCGAGCGGCTGGTGGCGCTGGCCGCGGCGGATGACTGGCTGAACACCTACGAGACGGACGAGAGCGCGCATAAGAGCCGGCGCTGGCTGCGCGAGCCGCCGACCGAGCGGCAGCTGATCCATCTGCCCCCGGCGGTCCGCGCCGATCTCGGCATGACGCGCTACCAGGCCTCGGCGTTGCTCACCTTCAAGTTTAACCGCCAGGCCATCCAGCACCTCGTGCGCAACGCCCAGCCCGCGGCGCTGGGGCAGGCCGCATGAGCCATGATCCGCGCCCCCGAAATGCCCTGCGCCGTCTGCTCCCGCCCAGCGCGTGGCTTTGGTTGGTTCGACCCGGCACCGCGGAAGAAGCCGCGGCCGTCGGTCTCCTTCTGCTGCATCGCCTGCCAGGTCTTCTGGTCGCGCTTGGCGGGGAGGTCGTCCGCCATGGTTGACCTCACCGAGCAGGAGAAGGCGGCGATGCGCGCGGCCATGCGCCGCGTCGCGGAAACCATGGCCGAGATCGGCTGGGGTACCCGCTTCCAGGAGCTGAGCGAGGCACAGGTCCTGACGCTGATCGAGGTCGCCGTCGGCGGCTTTCAGGAGGCGATGCAGGCCATCGCCCGGCAGGACGCAGCGGCGGAGGTACCCTTCTGATGCTCGACTTCAACAGCCGCAGCCAGACCTCAGCGCATGTGAATGCCGCCATCGACACGGCGCTTGTCTCCGCCAATCAGGCGACGCCGCCGCGCAGCTACCTCGGCGGCTCCCGGCTCGGCCACGCCTGCGAGCGCGCGCTGCAATTTGAGTTCGTGAAGGCACCGAAGGATGAGGGCGCCGACTTCGACGGGCGGCTGCTCCGTATCTTCGGGATCGGCCACGCGCTGGAGGACGTGGCCGTTGCCTGGCTCCGTGGCGCCGGCTTCGATCTCTACACGCGCAAGGGCAATAGACCGGACGGCGAGCAGTTCGGCTTCTCGGTCGCCGGTGGTCGCATCCGCGGCCATGTCGATGGCGTCTTCGCTGGCGGCCCGATCATCCCCGGCATGGCGTTCCCGGCGCTGTGGGAATGCAAGACCATGAACGCCAAGGCCTGGCGCGAGACGTCCAGCAAGGGCGTCGGCGTGGCCAAGCCGATCTATGCGGCGCAGATTGCGGTCTACCAGGCATACATGGACGCCAGCGTCCCGGGCGTGGCCGACAATCCGGCGCTGTTCACCGCGATCAACAAGGACACGGCGGAGCTGCATCATGAGCTGGTGCCGTTCAACGCGGAACTGGCGCAGCGCATGTCCGATCGGGCGGTGCGCATCCTGGCCGCGACGGATGCCGGCGAATTGCTGCCTCGGATTGCAGCCCAGGCCGACCATTTCGAGTGTCGCTTCTGCCCCTGGGCCAAGCGCTGCTGGGCGCTGCCTGCATGACAGCATGGGGCGACTTCAACGATGCCGCGCCGCTGCCGGATGACTGCGTGAGCGAACTTCCCGCCAGTGGGCAGGTCGCCCTCGATCGACTTCCCGGTGCTGGGCAGCCGATGCCGGCGGCCGTTGGATCCATGGCGCCGGACATCGAGCAGATCGCCGCCTTCCTCGACGTGGTGTTCGGCTATTGCGACGGGCAGATCCCGGTCCGCGGCTTCGTCGACCAGGGCCAGGGCCTCGACACCAAGCCGCACAACATCTGGGTGCCGGCCGATCGGCACGCCGCCGCGTCCCTCAGCGCTTACGCCACCTGGGCAGCGCGCGAGGGCAGCGCCGTCTATGTCATCCCCGGCACTGTCGCCGAGCAGGGTCAGGCCCGCGCCGAACATGTGCTGCAGATGCAGACTGTGTTGGTCGATCTCGACGCCGGCGACATCGCCGCCAAGCTGGCGCATCTGGTCCACCACCTGGGCGCGCCCACCCTCCTGGTCGAAAGCGGCGGCCGCACCGCCGAGGGCGCCGCCAAGCTGCACGCCTGGTGGCGGCTCACCGAGCCGGCCGAGGGCGAGGATCTGGCGCGGGTCTGCGCGCTGCGCGGCGAGATCGCGGAGAAGGTCGGTGGCGACCTGCACTTCCGATCTGCCCATCAGCCGATCCGCGTGCCCGGCACCGTCCACCAGAAGCATGGCGTGCAGCGGCGCGTTGCCATCCGGGAGCACCGCCCCAGGGTCGAGGTGGAGCTCCCCGACTTCGCCGCGGCGGTCGCCGCCATGCCCACCATGCCGGGTCTCGCGGTGCCCAGCGCCGCCACGGGCGCCAATCGGCCAGGGCTCGATGCCGTCCTCACCACGCCGGTACGCGAGGGCAGCCAGGATGCCTGGACTCGCTTCCAGGGCGCCAGCGCGGCCATCGGTCACTTTGTCCGCATGGTCCACGAGGGCCGCATCACCGGCGACGAGGGCTGGGAGGCGATCTGCCAGTACAACGCCGCGTGCCTTCGCCCGGTCTGGCCCCTGGACCGCCTCAAGGTCGAGGCGGACAGCATCTGGGCGCTGCATGTCGATCGGAACGGGCCACCTCTGCGGCGGGCCGCGGCAGCACCGCCCGGCGCCATCGCCGCGCACACGCTCGGCGCGCTGCTCGACGACAAATCCCCCATGCCGGACGACCTGATCGGTCCGCGCCTGCTGACCCCGGGTGGGATGCTGGTGCTCGGCGGTGCGCCGAAGGTCGGCAAATCCGACTTCCTGATCAGCTTGCTGGTGCACGCCGCGGCCGGCGCACCCTTCCTGCGCTTCAC